CGTGGTTTATAGAATGCACTAGACCTTGAATAGTTGCAGTCTCGATGGTTATCCCATCTCTATCAATTAAGTCTACTGTACCATCTTGAGTAAAGGTACCTTTATGATTGTCTGTAATCTCTAATGAATATTCGTCTAGACCTAAATCTGTAACAAAGACTGTTTCAACAACTGATTCAGCGTGAACTTGTATTTTTGAAGAGTCTGTATATTGAACTATCTTATCTGTGGCAACTGGTACACTACCAAGCTTTGTCATCTTTACATTTACTCTTCTCTTCTGAGAGTAATTAGAATCGGATGCAAATATTGTTTCGTTGTAAGGGTAACGCACCTCTGCATCTTGACCATAGACAAGTCTCATTAAAAACTTTAATGAATCTTCTGTACCCTTTTGTTGATATAGGTCTTTGATGTTTTTGATTGTAAGTCTTTTGTTTACTGTAAGACCCAAATCAAAAGATGGTGCTAAATCTGTTTGGAAGTAATTTAAAAAATCTTCCGTTGTATGGTCGATATCAGAATAATCTAATAGTCGATTGTTTGCGAGAATTGTATTCTCTTTATAGGACTTTACTGTGGCTGTTTGCCTTCCTTCTCGTCCAGTAATGGTTTCACCTTTGGCAAAACCTGTTCCCGATATTGTCTTTAGATATAAACAATTCCCAGTAGGTTTATTGTTTATAACTTTAATTTCTGCAACTGTTTTACTATTTGTACCAACAATATACTCGCCTACCTTTAAGGGGTTTGCAACAATCTGATTGTTGTTTGAATCATTAATGTTTTGTTTGTCAACAAAGTTAGAATCAGTTTTTTCAAGTTTTATAAATGAGTTATCTTGGTCGGGTGATGGCGAGACGGTACCAGCTTCCAATAACATGGAACCTGTACCGTCTTCATTTAAAATACCATCTATGTCGCTCTCTACATCGAGAACCAAGATTTCTGCTTCTAGATATTCAAAGTATGCATTGAGGAAAGCCTCAAACATCGGAGATTCATTTTTCAAGTACTCGGGAAGTAATGAAGGAAGTCTCTGACTTAACTTATCTATAGTATAATCTTGGTGGGACATATTTTTAGTTTAACCTTAAGTTAAAGTTGTACCAGTATTTGCAACGACAAACCACTTAGTACCGTTCCACATTAACACGATTGCTTCACCACGAGTGTCCAATTTAATTTGACCACTTGCAGTGCCTGAGTAACCCCAGTTGTCTACATTAATGATAGCTTTATGAGTTGAAGCTGGTTCGGTTGAAGCAAGGATAATTTTTAACTGACCTACGTCTGTTCCGTTATCCAAAGTAAAGGTAATATCACCACCAAATCCAGTACCATCAATAAACGTTGCAAAAGTTGATGCAAGGTTTGATGCTGATGCTGTCAATGTAGCGATATCATCTACTGCTAAGTGAGTTGGAATGTTTTCAAACATCTGACCAATGGTCATCTTTTTGTTTACAGGAGTTCCGCCTGGGTTGTCTACAATGTGCAATAAATCATCAGCACCGATTTCTGAATCGGCAACTGCTGTTAATGCTGTTATCTTCTTATCTGCCATTTTTATTTCTCCTAAAATTGACTAATTTAATTAAAACCCCTTTCGAGGAATGCTACTCTAAGCACTGAACCTACAGTCTTAGACCACTCTATGCATAATTAATATGACGAGGTTGATGTTGATGAATAACCAACTCCAGCACTCGACTCACCACTTGCAATGGTGTCTACTTCACCTGTTACCTTAACATCTAGAGGGTCAATGTCAACTAAGTTACCTAAGTTTGCGACCACATCATTACCTGCTGGGATAACTGTGAAATCAATCGTTGAATCAGTATTACTTGTTGAAGTAATATTGATGGCATTGATTGTTATTTTCCCATTTGTATAATCCACTATACCAGCTGTATTATCCAAATAAACTCTTGCACCACTTGATAAGTAGTACCTTCTTAGAATACCGTTACCATCATCATCGAAATAATGAATGTTAACTGCGTCCCCTTGAGTATAGAAACCTGTTGTTTGGGTGATACCACCACCCGCTGCATTATACCCAATGTTTGGATTATAAAATGCATTACCAAAAGAACTTGTATAACCTGTTTCTTGACCAGTCTTTATAGTAGTTCTTTTTCTTAATCTGATATTACATGTATTAGATAGAATTGTACTATCTGTTTCATCGACTGCCTTAACAAGATTTGAATGTCTGAATACTGCATCAAAGTTTGCAAGGTTAGTATTATCAAATGTATTGATTGCACTTGTAACTAATGTCACCAATTCTCCATTAGAGTATTGTGTTGCATTCTCATTGTATTTGAATATACATGTAATTAAAATTTTAACTATGTCTGCATCTACGATGGTAGGTCTTACCGTCATCATATTCAATGCATTTAGTTTTGTTTGTACTGAAGCCTTTTCTGTATCTGATAGATAGTCTGAGTTCTTAGGTTTTAGTGCAATGAACACCTTTCCATATTCAGGCGGGTCATTGTCTTCACCACCCCATACTGCAACTGCATCTGCGTTCGGGTAATACTCACTGACCTTTGCTTTGTAGTCATTCAGTGTTACCAGTCTGTTCTGAGATGTATAGAACTTTGTTGCTTTAAATTTGATTGAGTCTATAGATTCTTTCTCTGCACCACCTGTGGATGCAATAACTCTTGTAGTTCTTATGTCTGAGAATCCGTTGATACTTCCCACCATTGCGAATTGATTAGCCCCATCTGCATGATTTTCATCTACCACAATATAAGTTACTGCAATTGAATCACCGTCTTTAAGAGCTGCACCAAGAACACCATCACCAAAATACAATTCAACAAATCCCTCTTCATTTTCTTGAGTATAATATACTTTAGAGCTTGTAGTAATTGCAGAAATGTTTGTTGACAATGCATATGTGCTTGTAGTACCATTTGATGTAACTGTAACAGATACCTTAGATTTGTCAACCCTTGAATTTGATAGTACGAATTTTGGATTTGCAACTTGACTATCAAAAATGTATATGTCTGTTGCATAAGTTCCTTGTACAAGGTTTACGTCCGTGTAATTGTAAGTAGTTCCATTCTGACTAGGTCTTACTGTTGATGTCACTACATAATTAAAATTAGTTCCATCATATACTGTCTGAAATACTGTTCCTCTCAACAATTGCATTTCTGCTGTTGTAGGAGATGTTCCATTTGCATTAATTACATTAGAACATGCAACATCAATTGTTGCTTCAGAAGCTGATTCAGACGCTGGAATGAATCCTAAATCCTTTGCACGAGATACTACATTCTTTCTCATTTGTGCAGAGTCTAGGAATAATTCCGAAGCTGCTATGTTTGTATTGATTGCACCAATGTGTGATGAGTATGCAAGAAGGTCAATCAAGACCGACATATTTGACCCTTCAAAATCATAATCTTTAAATTGGTTTTGACCCTTTAAATAATTTTTTAGATTTTCTGCAATCGAATCAAAGTCTAAATCTGTGACGTTTATTTGTGAACTATTTGTTGCCATCTTATCTTGCCCTCGTTACGGTGAACGTTAAATCTTGATTTTTTACACCGTCGGTTATGTTATAAAAGACAGTTACTTCCATCTCGTTTCTTTCTACTTCACCAAATAAAACTGTTACATTTTTGACTCTTGGTTCGAAAGTCTCTATTACTTCTTTCATAGTAGACTTCATTCTATTTACTTTTCTATCGGTGTCTAATTCGAATAACAGGTTTCTGATAGACCCACCAAAGTTTGGTTTGAAAGGTCTTTCATATTTGTTGGTAAGAACTATATTTCTTACTGCTCTACGAATTGCATCTGTATCTGTTTTGGTTGTAATGTCGCCAGTAACAGGATGTGGTTTCAACGCAATATCCATATCAGAATAGAGATTTTTTGTTGCAACTGTTTTTCCGTTATTTATTAGTGTCTTTGCCATGTATCTATTTATACTCGCTTACTTATTACTAACTTGGTTTAACGGAACTATATGTTCCCGAACTAGAACCACCACTCACAGTTGTTTTATGTGTATGAGATGAAAGCTTAGGTTTATTACCTTTCTTAGTTTGTATCTCGCCATCTGCAACAATACCTTTCTTATTTGTTTGTTCTCCAGTGATATGAACTGTTCCATCGACTGTTAAGTTTGTAGTCATTGTTGTTGCTGGTGAAGTGAGTGTTGTGTTACCCACTACGTCTGCGTTTAGTGTTCCACCAATCTGTGCATCTACGTTACCTTCGGTCACATCTAGATTGACATTACCTTTTGATACTGTTGTAAGAACATTTCCTTCTGACACTGTCGTTGTCATGTCTCCCTTCAATATGTTTGTTGTTACATTTCCTGTATTCACATTGATAGTTACGTTACCTTTCTCTACGGTTATGTCTGCATTACCAGCGATGTAAATCTTGTCATCCTTACATACTACTTGATAGTGGTCATTAACTATTCTAGAAACTTCTGAACCATCGGGATGTATCTCATGAAACGTTCCCGACCTATGGTGTAAATTGATTCTTTCTTTAGTTGGGGTATCATCTATTTCTATTAAATGACCCGACTCTGTTTGAGTAACTTTATTATATGGATAGACTGGTTCCTCTGCACTGTCTAGGAATCCCTCTAGATTGTCTGATAATTTATGGTCATATAAAGTTCCAGTTTTTAGTGTTCCTCTTGCAAAGGTTGACAAATCGGATTGGTCGGTGTATAATGGATAGAAGGGTAAATCACTTTCAGTAAGTTCTGTCTCTGTAATCTTAGAACCAGTTGCATCATACATGACTGTAATTTCTTTTGGTGTTTTTGGTGCAGTATCTAATGCAGTTGTTATTCCGAATCCTCGTCTAACATCTTGTTTTGGATTAGGCCCATCGGGGGTGTCTTTATAATCTTCAACGGTTAATTTTCTTGGGTCATTGAAACCTCTTTCAACTGACCTAGTAACCTGTTCATCGGTCACAGTTTCCTTATAACCTTTTTGTGGGATACCTGCTGATGTTCCAAGAATGATAGGGTCTTGTTTTAAATCACCATCTCTGTAATGTCCAAATACTGTACAACCTTCTATAAGTCCATGTTGAGTTCCTATACCCGAGAGTCCAGCTGCAGTTGTAGGTAGAATTACTTGACACCAAGGTAAGTCGGGTGTTGCAATCCATTGTTTATTATCAGTGTGGATTCCATGTATACGTACACGTACTCGACCTATCTTTAAAGGGTCTTGTCTATCTTCAACTATACCATAAAAGTAATCCATTATGTTGTCTCCTTGGGTGGTTTCTCACTATCTGCTAAACCTGGCGCATCCACAATCTTCATTGTGTAACTTTCTTTTGCACACTCTAAATGCATATGCCCTGTTGCAGAAGTTATTTCCATGTTACAACTAAGGTCGGTTATTAGATATCTATCATCATTCAATGTATCACTAACATTACCATCTATTGTTTCTGCACTTGGAATGTTTAGTTTAATAACTGTCCCTACTGAGATGTCTGTTCTTAATGGTATCGTTACAACTATTCTTTGTTGTGATAAAATTTCTAGTAAAGCTCTTCTTTCTAGTCTTGCATTATCTTTGGTTTTACTTCCACTAAAAATTTCATTGGTTGAAATATCATCTGCATTATCAAATGAATGATTTGACGTATAACCATATTCCACTCTAGTGTCAAATTGTTTATTCATTGCAATGTCTACATCAAGTTCAATTATACTTGGTGCTTCTCTCTCATCTATCTGATTGTTAGCAGATAACATAATTTCTTCGTCATCTGTTATTATCAATGGAAAGCCTGAGACATGCTTTTGACCTTTAGACATTGATTCTTGGTAATCATAAACAATATCTTCTTCTAGTTTTCTAACTGGGTCATATATTTTCATGGATGAACCGTATGCACCACCAATCAATCCAGCAAGTGTGTCAAACTCTTGAGGTTTATAGTAACTTAGTATAACACTATTAAGACCGCCCGGCGCATTCAAATCGACTTTGTCTGTGTCTAAATCACTCTGAGTTGGTTTGTAGGTAAACTCCATTGGGAATTCTCTTTGCATCATTCCTTCTACTGAACCAAATCTAAATCCACCATTAAGAGTCTGATAGAAGAACATTGAGTTTTTCCATCCTTCACTTACTTCTGAGTTTGCAGTGTTGATAATGTAATCCATAAATCTATTCACTGACCAATTAGGACAAATGAATTGATGGTTTGCTGTTTCAGTACTTTCCCATAAATCAAATTCTTCGGGTTGGAAGTTTGCTTCGTCTAATAACGCATCCTGTAACATTTGACCTCTAGAACCTCTGAAAACTCTACTAAGTCTTTTCTTTTGAACATAGAACTGTCTAGGGTCAACAAACTTTAATACATAAGACATAGTAGACTCTTTAGGTCTTTGAGTGTTTTCTACTTTGTATATTCTAAAAGTCTTATCAATAGTAAACTCTTTGTCAGCTTCTTCATCAAATCCTTCTTTTTGTTTTATAGATATACGAATAAACTCTTGTCCAGTAAAACGATAATTTTTAAGTAACCCCAATCCATCGATGAATGATGCTTGACCCGAACAGAATTTGGTAAAGATTGATTCGTATAAAGTTATACCAATGCATACACTATCAACCACGACTGTCTCACCATGTTGGTTTATAATTGTAAGTGCTTCGATGGAAAATCCACCTGCGATAAAATTGCCTTCGGCCATTATGAACTCATTATTCTATCAAACTCTTGTACTACTTTTCTTATGTACGTTGGTCTAATAATTTTTATTAATCTTTTTTCATCATTTCTATCAAACTCATCTTGCCATAGTGATACTGAAGTGTATCCATTTTCAAAATAGTTTTTTCTTAATCCGTTATTATCTTTATAATATGCAATGCCATCTATTTGATTAATTGCATTCAAAACTGTGGCGGACTTTCTAGAGATGTCACCAGTAATAGTATCATTGCCCTCAAAATCTAGTGTACCTTCTACTCCGATTCTATTATATGTAGGTTGCACTTTAATGACGTGTCCTTTGTTACCATCATTAGATGTAATTTGTTCACCCAATAGAAACTTCGAGGTTTGGTCTATCATATCAGAAGTATTACTGAAAATTAACCATTGGCCTGGATATTTTTGTTTTAAATATGTTTCAAATGTTTGTGTGTCTTTATGCCAGTCAAAATACGATTCCATTTGATTGACTAATAATAAAGTCCAATGTAGGTCACCGTTACCATAAATCTTACTTGCAACGATATCGGGTCTTTCACCATCTTCTAATTCATAGTACTCATAATCAACAATACTATTAATTGCATTTTGTTCTATTGTAGACTTTCTAAAGAAGTCTTTAATTGTAATCCATTTACCATTTGGTAATTTGTAATTGGTTGTAGGAAAGTTCTTGAAAAATTGGTTTGCCATTATTAACCACCATCTCCACTAGCATTGGTAGCTGCTATTGTTTCTGACCTTCTCATTGCAAGAGATGTATTACCACTACCGATACTCTTATCTGCTTTGCTCGATTTAGATATCTGTTGATAATTTTCTTGAGTGAGTATTTTAATTTCTGTAAATGATATACCCATTGTTGTAGATACAGGGTATCCATCTTGAAACAGTTTAGTTGAATGACTAGTAGACACACTTGTACAAACCATAGGTAAGAAATCATCAAACTGTTTTGCAATCGGGCCCTCCCAACTTAGCTTGAAAATATTCGGATAGTTGAAGTAGTTTTCTACTGCAGTATCCCCTTCTGCATTACTATATGTATCGGGTAACATTGCTGTTTTAAAGTGATGTACAATATCTTGAACTGCTTTTGCTTCATCTGCATTTCTAGGATAAAACTCATAGTCAAAACTAAAGTCTCTAAATCCTACTCCTTGAAACATCTGTTCTTCCATAGGATTGACTGCTCTTCCAGCAAGGAAGTTACTTGCATCGCCAACTATCATTGATGCAATAGAATCTATACCTGTTTGTATTGCATTTTCTAATGCAGTTCCCATTGCTTGCATTGTGGAACCATCCATTTTACCATTGAAAGAATCTTTTATTTCTAATGCACTTCTAATACCTTTACCAACTCCAGTTGCTGAGTATTCTGCTTTAACGTCATCTCCAATTTCAGTTGGAACATATAAATATATGTTGGTTGACTCCTTACCACTAAGCATATTCCTGTTGTTTTCCCCTTCTCTTTTCTGCCTTGGTAATGTTTCGAAAACAAGAAAGTTTTCTACCCCATCCCCAATTGGATATTGCAACTCTCTGTAACTTTGTTCGGGGCTATGTTTTGCGTAAGCTTTTGATTTAACTGATTCACGAGACTTTTGTAAACTTGCACGTCTATTGTTGAGTGTATTTTCAGCTTCTAATTTTTGTTGTGCTAATTTATCTGCAACACCACCAAAAGCAGTTCCTTCAATCCCCTTGGTTGCCATGTCTTTTATGTCGTAACCTGTCCCACTGATTTTTGCTTGTATTCCCTTAAGAGATTTAATTGCTTGTTTCCCTTGGTTTACTTTGTTTAGTATTTTGTTGATATTCGGCATTTAGAATCCCTATAAATAGTTCTTGTTAATTATGGTTACTGTTATTTATGGCATATTCGGGTAAGTTCAAACCAAAGAACTACAAAAAATACAAAGGAGACCCCACTAAAATCTATTATAGGTCTTTATGGGAGCGTAGATTCATGGTTTACTGTGATGAAAACAGCAATGTATTAGAATGGGGTAGTGAAGAAATCATTATACCATACATTTCACCCTTAGACAAAAGACCACATAGATATTTTCCCGACTTTTACATAAAGTATAAGAATGCATCGGGTCAAATACTTCGAGAAATCATTGAGGTCAAACCTAAGAAACAAACTAGGCCCCCAAAACAACCAAAACGTAAGACACAACGTTACTACAAAGAGGTTGCAACCTATGTAGTCAATGAAGCAAAGTTTAAAGCTGCAGAAAGCTTCTGCAAAGATAGAAAATTTGGATTCCGTATACTAACCGAAGACCACTTACTCCCAAAAAAGGTAAAAAAATGAAGAAATTATATGTATTTGATTTGGATGGAGTCTTGATTGACTCAAAAGCAAACATGGAACTGGCATTCAACAAGTTAGACACTGGTAAACCTTTTGAAGATACCACTAATACGTTCCCAAGTTATTTTAAACACATTGGTAAACCGTTCAAGGATATCTTAACTGAGATGGGTATACTTACTGACCAAGATGAGTTGATGAGAAGATACAATAGATACTCTGCAGCGAATTCTAACTTGATAAAGTTTTACGATGGTGTAGAAAAACACCTTCAATCATTGGAGCGTGATGGTAAGAAATTAGCCGTGGTAACTTCGAAGTCGAAATTACGAGCTGATGCTATTCTTGCTGAGATTAATGTCAATTTTGAAATCATATGTTGTCCCACTGAAGGATTGAGAGGGAAACCATCCCCCGACCAACTACTATATACCCTTGCATATTGTAATACTGACCCAAGTGATGCAGTTTATGTTGGGGATATGCAAGTAGATATGGATTGTGCAAACAGAGCTGGGGTAGATTTCATCTATGCAGAATATGGATATGGAGATATAGAATGTTGTTGGAACAGAGCAAATTCAATCGAGTCGGTTTAATACCTGCTCGTTGGGGTTCATCTAGATTTGAGGGTAAACCCCTTGCATTAATCTGTGGTGAATCTATGATTAAAAGAACCTATGACCGTGCATCGGCTTCGAAGAAACTAGACAAGGTCTACGTGGTTACGGATGATAACAGAATTGAATACCATTGTGAGATATTCAATATACCTGTGATAAGAGTTGATGATGATTGTGAAACTGGTACCGATAGATGTGCAATTGCATCTGAACAAATAGATGCAGATATCTTAAAGATGTCTAGACTATTAGGTAAGGCTTCAGCTGAAGTAATAAAGATTATGATGGATGGTGTAAAGGGTGGTAAATATGATGCATTAGATATTGTAAGAGGAATTGAAACAGGTGCTTGGAACAGAACACATGAAGGTGAAAGACCTTTTATGAAGATGTTGTGGAGAAAAGTAAGAAATGGGTTTAGAAGATATATGCCCAAAGGAAAATTAAGAAAGTAGATATTATATCTAAGGAGAAAAAATATGGCAAACATTAAATTAAAAGATTTAATAAAGGATTTTACTTTTGAAGAAGAATAGAAAAGAAAAAATTAATAATTGTGTGCCTTATGTTGTTGTGGGTAATCAATCAATCGAAAGAGCATTATCTCAGTTTAAGAGGAAAGTTAAAAATGCT